GCGCAGAGCTGATAGGTAGAAGTCCTGTATTTCCTCATCAGTAAGATGCGGCGTTGTGCAAATATCGTCATTCTTGAATTTGTGATTGCAGCGCCAGATGGTGCGGCGGTATTTGTCGGTGGAATGCCAGACCTTTGATCCGTACCAGTTTCCGCATTGACCGCATTTTATTCTGCCAGAAAACAAATGAACGCCACTGTGTCGGCCACGGCTTTGGCCACGCTGAGCAAGTTCGCGCTGCACCATATCGAATACATCCGGCGTAATAATTGCCGGGTGGTTATTTTTCACGTAGTACTGTGGGATTTCACCCTCGTTGACCTTTTTCTTCTTGGTGAGGAAATCAACTGTGTAACTCTTTTGAAGGAGCGCATCGCCTCGGTACTTTTCATTTGTAAGAATGCTACGCACTGCTCCGGCGTTCCAGCGCTCTTTACCGCCTGGTGAAAGCACACCATCAGCGGTCATTGTAGAAGCGATACCGAAGGGTGTCATGCCCTGTAGAAATAAGCTATAGATGCGCTTGACTGTATCGGCTTGCTCTGGATTGATGACTAGATTGCCGTCCTCGCCACGGTCGTAGCCGAGAAACCGGTTGAACGGCACGGTGACCTTACCATCTGCGAAGCGTTTCCTCTGGCCCCAGGTGACGTTTTCTGAAATGCTACGGCTTTCCTCTTGCGCCAGTGAGGACATGATGGTTATCAGCAGTTCGCCCTTACTGTCCAGGGTCCAGATGTTTTCCTTCTCAAAGTAAATCTCGATCCCTTTTTCTTTTAGCTGACGGACTGTTGTAAGGCTGTCTACTGTGTTTCTTGCAAAGCGGCTGACGGACTTTGTGACGATCAGGTCGATCCGTCCGGCAAGAGCATCAGCTAGCATACGCTTGAAACCCTCGCGGTGTTTGGTGTTGGTACCTGAGATTCCTTCGTCGGTATAGACCTCGACAAACTCCCAATCGTCACGACTCTTGATGTAGTTGGTGTAATAATCGACCTGCGCCTCGTAGCTGGTATTCTGCTCTTCGCTGTCTGTAGAGACGCGAGCATAACCAGCTGTGCGGCGCTTTTTGTTTTCGTTAATTGGCGAAGACGTGAACCGGCTGATTGTCGCCGGTATAGTCGTTACGGTTTTGGCCATTTCTTTTCACTCCTTATTTCTCTCATCCTTTCACTTGCTGCCGCCCGGCGTTCATCGGTCCAGCTGGCTCTAATTGCTTGGGTTTGCTTTTCGCGGCGTTCTTCAGTCCATTTTGCGCCTTTTCGTTTTTCTTTGAAGCTCTTTGTCACCTCGTGCCCATCTCGAAAGTGGAAGGTTACGTTGTTACCAAGCACTGCTGCGTATTCGAGCTGATTGTCCATGACTGCCTCGTCAAAGGAGTCGAGTACAAGTACATCGGTGACAAGAGCTTTCATGGTTTCATCCCTAATGGAGACCTTATCGCAAATGCCTGCTGGTCCTGTACAATGCCACGTTCGTGCTCGGGTACCATCCTTCATCACTTTTGACTGGCAGCGATAATTTGAGCCACATTGCCCGCAACGTATGAAGCCGGTGAACTCGTTATAAATGTACTTGTTGGGGTTGGTTTCTTTGCGTTTGTGGAGCTCTCCCCAGAGCCGCCTTCGTTCCGGTGTCCAGCAATCGGTTCTCGCCGTGGATTCCCATGTTGTGGTGACCTCACGATCATCGTAAAAGCGAAACTGTAGCGTGTCAGCGCTAACCATATAGATTTCCTCGACCTGCTCGCTGAAGGCAACATCATCAAACTCAGTAAGCCCCATAGCCTCGGCGGCAACATTCTTGAGCATCTTTTCAGGGATGTTTTTTGATCCGCATGTGCTGGCACCTTTCTGGCTTTTCGTCAGGCAGGTCCAGATGTAGTAAACCTCACCAGCGGTATTTCGTTTTCCGCTCCGGCGGTAATGCTTGCCGCATATGCCGCAGGTGATTTTTGTAGAAAAAGCCGTCAGATTCAAGGATTTATTGCCGAGAGGTCCTAAGTCCCGTCTGCGCTTGAACTCAGTTTGTACCTTCTGAAACTCATCCATCGGAATGATTGCTTCGTGGGTATCCTCGACAAAAAACTGTGGCAGTTCGCCACGATTCTTTTTGCGGCGTTTGGTGATTGGGTCTTCAACATACTCTTTCTGGAAAAGCATGTTTCCGGTGTAAGTGATGTTCGTGAGCACTACCTTAACATTTGAATCCACCCATTCTTTGCCTTGGCGAGTGTAAAGGCCTTTCTCATTGAGTATCCGGCCAATCTCAATTCTCGATGCGCCTTTCATGTATTCTCGGTACATGAAGCGGACGATTTCGGCCTCCTCAGGAATAATCGTGAGCTGATCATCAATCCACTCGTAACCGAACACCCGCATCTGGCCATTTGGGATACCTTTCTGAAATCTTTTGATCGTACCCCATTTGACGTTATCCGAAATACTGCGGCTTTCTTCCTGCGCGAATGAAGCGAGTAGAGTTAGCATCAACTCGCCGTCCTCTGAAAGTGAATCTATCTGCTCCTTTTCGAAGCGGACCGAGATTCCCAGGTCCTTCATGTGGCGGACGGTATTCAGAAGGTCAACTGTATTTCTGGCAAAGCGAGAAATCGACTTCGTAATGATGATGTCAATTTTTCCGGCTTCGCAATCCTCAACCATGCGCCTAAATTCATCGCGCTTGCTGGTACCGGTACCACTGATGCCGTCATCCGCATAAACGCCTACGTATTGCCAGTCCGAGTGCTTCTGTATCAGCTCGCTGTAGTGGCTTATCTGAGCTGACAAAGAATGGGACAATCGTTCGGTTTCCATTGAAACTCTGGCGTAGGCAGCTACTTTTTTCCGAACCGGCATTTGCGGTATTGCTGGCTCAATTTTGACTACTGTTTTCAAGAGAAATCACTCCTTTCCAACCATATACATCACTCAGAAAGGCAGTTAAGTCAACGCATTTCGGACAGTAATGTACCCAAAGCTGGCTGGAATTTTTCGAGCAGTTTAGTATCAATTACAGCGTATTCTTCCTGTGTCAGAAGCCCTTTTTCAAGAAGTGATTTAGCCATCGAAATGGCCACTTGATAGCGCTTTTCAGCTTGAAACTGTATCTCAGTCATGTGACTCACCGCCTTTAAAGCGAGCAGCGATATAGCAGCTGTGGCAGCAATATTTGCGGCTGGAATTTCCATAGGCTGTGAATAGATTCCCGCAGTAGGCGCAGGTGAAGGAGTATACCGCTTTTCGTTTGACCTGTTCCGGGTGTGTGTTCCACCACTGTTGACGGCAGTCCGTGGAGCAAAACTTCACCTTTTTTCTACCTGGAATCTGGTGTAACGGCTTGCCACAACATTGGCAGAAACTCTGTTCAGGTATGATACGAGCATTGCTTTGTGCTTTGACTCCAGCAAGATCGTGAGCGCGGCAGTATGCCTTTACATTATCCTTTGTGAGACCGACCGCCTTGGCAATTGTCGTATATCCATAAGCGTCATGACGCATGGCGGTAATTCTCTCTTTTTGTTCATTTGTCATCGCTTGTCCTCCAATCTGAGAACTTCCGTCCTCACTACCCAATGGAGGTGAACAAGTCATTTGAACGAAAAGAAGGTAAAAAAATAATGCCTACCGAAAGACGGATCTCTCAGTAGGCATTAAGTGGTGTGTTATTCGCTGTATTTGATAAAGGCATCTGAAAAGCCAGCCGCTTTGACCTTGCGTAGCATGGCATCGGCATTTGCCTTGACAGAAAATGCGCCAAGCTGGACTCGGTAATACTTCTTCGGTGCAGTTGGAGCGACGGGAGCAAGAGCTGATTTTACATCAGCTCGGAAGGTGTCCATCGACTTGCCATGCTTCGGGAACCAGTGCATGACGTCCCCGTGGTTGCTGGCAACGCCAAGTTTATGGCCCTCTGAGTGACAGATGATATCCTTTTCGGTGAGCCCATATTGTTTGCAGAGATAGACGCAAAGCTCCACGGCTTCCTTGTAAACGGCCTTAAAATACGAGGCATCGGTAAGACCGTCCTCGCAGATTTCAAAGCCTATATGTGTATCATTCGCTGCACCTCCGGCATGCCAGCCTCTATGATTCCACGGTAAGGTCTGATAGGTGGCGATGCTTCCATCAGCCAGCTTGCCGATAAAGCCGTGGACACAGACCTGTCTGCCATCAGGCTTGTCCTGATTCCAGTGGTTGTTGTACTGATTCTTTCCCAAGAGTCCGTCATCAGGACCGATATAGCGTTTCAGAAAGGGATTGTTTGCCCCGGT